GTCGCTCTGATTCGTACGGAATGTTTAGTTCGCGAAGACTTACCTCAAAGGCGTTGTGATATACACGCTCACTGTGCCCAGATCCTAGAGCCGTGTGAATCTCGGCAACCATCTTATTTATATCTCCGCGGAACGCGTCTGGATTATGTTGCCCTTGTAGCTGCGATTCCATAGTTCTAAGATGTTGATCAAGAAAGTCTTCATAATACTCTTCCGATTGTGTCTCGACGTTCGTCATTTAATATACTACTCCTCACTTCTTTATACATTTAAAGATTGGAGGCGTAAGTAATATGTGGGAAAGCCCACCGTTATACCGAATGATTAGTAATATAATCAAAATGCATGGTTCTTATAGCTCAGCTGGTTAGAGCGTCGTGCTTATAACGCGAAGGTCACGGGTTCAAGCCCCGTTTGGAACACGGTATTTTCTTTTTTATTCACCAGTACGTGCATAAAAAAGAGAATGTTAAAAATGAAATTACTATATATATGAGTAGTGATATAGCAACTCTCAACCTATCGGACTCAAATGATGGAATGGTTCCACTGGATATGCACACTCGATCTACTTCCTTTGTGCCCGAAGAGACTGAAAAAAATATACACAACTATAAAGACGATATGGACTCCACTCCTATTTCCGATATCATGGGACAACCCCAAGAAAATTCTTTCGAACCCCCTCTAATGGGCGTTGACCCCCGTGCAGTACAAATGGCACAGCAGCAGGTCATGATGCCCATGTCTTCTCACCAGCAGGGTCTCGTCCCTAAGAAGGAACCCGAGCAGAAGAAGAAGAAAAACCCATTCGATCTTACCGATGAACAACTTAACGCTCTCGTCGTTGTATTTGCTACGGGGCTCGCCGTAAGCAAACCGGTTCAAGAAAAGCTCGCGAATACGGTTCCCAGGTTTTTAAATGCTCAGGGTAATCGTAGTCTTGTAGGCTTGGCGTCCACGGGCGCGGTTGCGGGTGTCGCTTTTTTTATCGCCCGAAAATACTTTTAAATTGTTTCATATGGAAGACTAAAATCGATTAATCCAACACCCTTATGGAAGATCCCAAATACCAGGATCCATGACAAGCACATAGCTAACAGTGCTGGCCATGCCTTCTTTATATTCATCTTATCTTCCTTGAACGACCGTTTCAAATTCTTGAAAAATGGTATCTCGCTGAGACCATATACGACACCCGCAGAAACCGCGAGAGCTAAAAAGACTACCCACGCTTTTCCACTTACGACTATGGTCTTATTTGCAAGTAAATATATCATGAAAGGTAATACGGCTGTAGTAATAAATATATTGATCTCGTATGAAAGTTTCGGGTGACGGGTCATGAAAGCCCCGATCATCAAACCTATCCATAAAATAAGGGATCCCCCGACAGTGTGGCTCCATCTTAATATGTTTAACCCTGGTAAAAAGTCTGGTTGTCTTAAACCTGTATCCGACATTTATATAGGTTGATATTATTATTAAGAATCTGAAATCTTTCTACCACAGAATGGGGTTCTTCTGGGTATAGCCTCGTATATACCAATTGATATGGACATGTTTTTCAGTGTATTATAATTGTCCCAGAACTCCTTGTTATGTTTATAAACTTTCACTGTGCAGTGTGCAAGTTCGTGTAACAAAATGTGGAATACTTCATTTGCTGTACCATCTAGGCATATACCTATTTCCTGACCCTTATTTGAATTATACCCAACCCCCAACAAGTTCGCATTCATCTGACGGTAAGCAACTATAGGTATTTCATTGTGTAACATTGTAAACCTTTTATCACCCGTCGACTTCAATTCTTCCCTGAGACGTTTATACTTCTCTTTCACCTCTAATAGAATCGGATCAGCCCTTGTTATGGTATACATGTAAATATTAACTACTAGCAAAATCAATAATATCACCATGCTTACTATATGTAAATATAAATTTACTGTATAGTTCGGAAATTGGATTTCCTGATAAACCGTCCCAGGAATTCATCGCGAATCCGGTGTTTTCTAACCGTGTTATCAATATATCCTTATGTGCGATTGGTTCAGACTTTGGTCCAGACGCATAATACGGTGTATCCACGAGGTGCACAAATAATTTTTCCCCAAAATCACCGTTACTCGTTTTTTCCATTTTAAAAAAATTACCGCGGTCGTCCATGTACGGCGTTTTGAAAATTACCTTTTCTGAATCTGGGATTATTCCGATAAACAAACCACCGGGTTTTAATCGTTTACGTATTTCCCGTAAAGTCGACGTAAATATCTCCCGTGTTTTGAATATATAATGAAGAGCAAAATTGTAACATATGATATCATACTTTCTGTTTGGACATGCGTGTATATCCCCGTGGTAGAAATTAACTCGAATTTTCATATTTTTAGCTCGACGTTTTGCCTCTTCTAACGCTTCTTCATTTGGTTCACACATATTGATGTTTACTTTCATCTTAGCCCATTTTTGAAGATCTCCACCAAAACCACACCCAACATCTAAAATGCTATATCCAGTTTTCGCAACACTTTCGATTAGGGTTCTTTTCGCGTCGTTGTGCAAACGACGCAACTCTTCCATGATTTATATATGTTTAAAATATTAAACGATTCAACTTAAGTCATAAAAACGAAGCTTAAAGTTTAGATACGATATCCTGATATAATGTCGCTTGAACGTGATTACACAACTGTGCCTGGTCAGCTTTATGCACTTTTATCAGTCGTAGGACCCGAAGCTCCCCAAAAAAATGATAAGTTCGGAATTAAAATTAGGGGTGCCTTTAACACGCGCGAAGAAGCTTCAACGCACGCTAAGCGTCTTCAAAAGGAGGATTCTACATTTGATATTTATGTCGTAGACATGTATCAATGGCTTCTTATCCCACCCGACCCCTCGAATATTGAGGATGCACATTACACGAATGAGAAACTTGAGGAACTCATGTCTGGTTATAAAGATAACCAGGCTCAGGCCGCGAGAATGTTTAATGAACGTAAATCCGATCTAAAGGAAAGTAAAGATTCGACATATTTTAAGCCAGGTGACGAGAATTCTAAGTTCTATAACAAACCAGACGAAGCTCCTATCAGTCATCCCTCGGAAGTATTGGAACGCCTGAAGAGCCAGAAACCCGATGCACCCATGGAAGAACTCGTTAATGAAGCCGATAAAATTGTATCGGAAGAGATTGAGGTACGTCGTAAGAAAAGGGAAGCGGAAGCATCTATTCCCGAAGAAGATGAATCAGTTAACGCCGAAGTCAAGGGTGAAGACGATACCGTAGAGGAAGGTGAAGAGGTAACTTCAAAGTAATTTAATAAAAATCAAAATCATTCATCTCGTACTATTAAAAAAATGTACCCTTTTAATAATACGATGTCCCGTGAAATATTACCAGTCGATAACGTAGAACGTGTTAAGTTAGCTTTGAGGAAACAAGCTATGGATAAATCTAAAAATGAAGATGTAGATGTAAGTTTCTTAGATACGAATAGGAGTACATCATCTAATTTTATGTTAACGGATATAGACGCTTTAGATGAAAAGGTTGGTTTGGCTTCGGCAGTAATTACTGATAATCTAGTAAGACCAGTAATTACCGACAGGTCGGACGCCATTTTAAAAGATAAAGAAAAACCTATACAAGATTTCATTCCATTCTCATCCAGTTCTAAGAATCACTGGCTGGAGGGTTTTTCCCATAAAAAAACCTAAGATAAAAGCTACGAAGATTACTATATATGCGACTTTATCTAAAGATGCAAATACGTCCGGTGATTTTTGTGTGTCGGGTACCGGTGGAGGAAGAATGTATTGAGGCTGAGGAGGGTAATAATATGGATCCGCCGATTGTTCGGGTTCACGGTCCTGTTCCATATCCACATCCTTCTCATCTAAAATATCTACCGGATTATATTCTATGGGCTTCCCAATTTCAGTTTCCATATATATACTAGTTTTTCATTTTTTTAAGCTTCATATTCCTCATCACTATTATCGTCGTCGTCGACTACGAACCCCTTTAAATTACCATTATCATCTGCTTCACTGTCGGATATTTCATCTTCTGTATCAGTCTCAGTTTCACATAAATCTTCGTCGGATTTGTTAGCAGAGTCTGTATCATAATCATCATCTGAATAATCGTCTTCGCATACGTCTTCCGTGGGTTCTAGACGAACGGGCTTTTTAGAAATTCGTCCTGAACGTGTGCGTAAAGTTACATGAGAACGGCCTACGTCTGCAGTCATTTGATACAAGTACTGTTATTCTTTTTAAATGTATTTAGGTATAAATTTAAGCTTACGATGAATAGCTTCATTCATTAAAACTCTTTCAAATTCTATTCCTAACCTATTTGATATTTTAGTGATCTCATCTGCGTGTTCTTGTTCCGAATTCTCTAAAAACATCGGAATTTCGTTTAAATGTACTAAAGCGTTATGTAAAAATGTCTGTGACCGACCTACATGCGCCTTATATTCTTTAGCGAGACCTATATTAGCTAAAAATGCTTTATAATGTGTTTCGTTTATACCCGAATACTTATGAGTCTCTTTAATTAATTCGTGTACGATATCTAAATCATTGTATATAAATGTAATCTTGGATATCATATATGCAAATATACCAATCAATATAATAACATACATCCTATAATACTCTGAGTATTTTATCTGTAAGAATATGTTCGCGCTTTTTACATAGACAATCTTGACCAATTTGATTTTTCACAATATTAAACGGTGTACTGGTTTTATTACATGTATTGCACTTATAATCGGTATTAACGATAGTTTTATATTTAGATTTTTTTGTCACGCTTTTAATAACTATATCCGTACCTGACGGTATAATATGTTTGATCATGAAACCCTTCAGTAAATTTACACTCTCAATGGGGTCTTCCTTCTTTACTTCTGGACACGGTATGCATGTATTATTGGGTGTTTCTACAAACGGTGGCTTATATCCACCCTTGTATATTTCGTTAAATATCTTATCTGGTAACTCGTGCTTTCGTCCATAGAAATCTTTGCAATACCCAAATCTTCTACCTCTCATTGTAGGGCATGTACAAAAACAACGTTGAGCGATGGTTCTTCCCTCTATCCTAAACCATACATGGTTAGACATGTGTTCTCGTCGAAGATTTTCACAGTATCGAGAGTTCGTCCCCACTAAAAAGGTATTTTTATCTTGGAATACTTTTGTAATTTTAGAATTTCCCTGTCCCTCTAAATTTTTTTGAATAAAAGATTCGATTTGAAAAATAATTTTCTCATCTGAGTAAACGTTTTTAATTTCCCGAAGAGAAAATCCACCTTCCTCACGTTTTGATCCTTCGATTATAACACAGTCAGTTACTTGTGTACGAAGTGTGGACATGTGCATGATATCAACACTCGGATCTTTATCATGAATGCGGGTAAGGCCCCCATTTCCATGTGTATACATGAGTACGGGTTTATACACTCCATGATATTCGCGCTTGACGTACTTATGGGCCCATGGCATTCGAAAACCACTACCCTTAGAAGTTCGTCTCCCTCCTCCGTATACAGCCGTATCTACTATATCCTTCCAAGGTTTACCTGGGAACATTATGTTCAATGACGATACGATATGAGAATGTAAAGCCATAGCCGATCCATGGTCAACGACAAATTTGGGCCAATTCATATGAATACCATATTTAATCATACCCTCACCACACGATTTTGGTTCGGCCACGGATATAAGAACATCTTTCCCGCCGAAATGTGTAACGCGATCACAAATCGTACGAGTATACTCCTCGAGACGTTCGAATGGTATATCTTCTACATCTTTATAATCGAGATCAACAAAAAAGTTAAACGTATCCGTCTTCTGTTCGACGAGACATACACGCTCACCAGCCTTTACACATTCAATGTATATTGAATAAAAATGATTCAATCTATCAAAAGGAACAGATAGACGGCTGTTAAGTCCGCCGTCCATGAGCACATGTGATAGATTGGAGCCCTCTTTAAAGGTGAATCCATCTTTTAGACACTTAGATCTAAACATACTTACATTTATATAGGGGTTTTCTTTTAATACTCTTCTTCGTGCCAGATTGAAGTCCTGCACGACACATCTCTATATTCGTCTTCCTGTATACTAAGTTCCTTTTTCTCCACTAAAAGTTCGTACACTGTTTTATTTTTAATACCTTCTATATACTGATCAGCCCTCTCTTCGCTATATGATTTCTTATCGATTAATATTTCTTTAATTTGCTGAAGGATATAGTTCTTCGACTTCATTATTTTATAGTGAAGGTTTTTCTGTTAAGAGAAGTCACGCAAGTGTAAAATTCTGGATTGTTAACCACATTTTCCACAATTCGTTCCCAACACCTTCTCACGTTAAACTCATGTAACGTATCAAAACTCATAAAATCATTCTCATCGTACGTTCTTTTCATGTGTATTTTCTTAGTTTGCATTTTATATTTTTCTTCATTAAATCTACGTATAAGTTCTAATTGTTCGGTTTTTGAATAATCGACAAATAATATAAATACAGTGTACTCTAGCTCCACAGTAGGACTTTCTCTTACTGTGAATGAATAACTTGTATATTCTCCACTTTTCAAGGATACAACACCTCTAGTCTCTTCCTCTAATTCACGTAATGCACATCTTATAGGACAATAAATTTCGCGACGTCTACAACCCCCAGTTACAAAAATCCACTCTTTGAATCTTTTGTCTCTCACCGTGAGAAAACGGGGTGTATCACCAGCAAACGTTACGGGAATAGCTATAGCTTTATGTTTTTTCATTGCTCATTAGCTTCTATAATCCCCTGATAAGATTATTGAGGCGAAAGTTTCCCAGGCGTGGGCATAGGCATAGTTCCCATGCTCATCATGGGTTGATTCTGTGGGTCAAAACTAGTGTTTGCACCCTGACCGGCGTCATCTACATTCACCGACGGGGTGAGCATCTCACTCTCTTCCTGTTCCGTATACATCTCATCCTCCTCGGCTGCACGATCGAGGACGTCCTTAATTTGGGTGATATCGTCTTTAGATCGCCTGAGTTCGCGATACATATAAATAGATGCAATCACACAGACGGCTACTGTTACGAGGAGTGCAGTCTCGCGATCGAATGTAAACATGCTGTAATTATTACAGTCATTTTGTTTTTAAGTAGATACAATTACGCCCATATTGGATCTATTGGTAGTTGGGTAATTGTATCCCTGTTGACCAAATTGTATTTCCTGATAATGACCGTTTTTACTTTTTGCACTTTCTACTGGGATATATTTATTAAGTGTTCCGGATTTAGGATTGTAGGTGATCATAAAAACGAAAAATACGAGAAATAAGAGTCCCCACATTTAATACTTATTGGGAAAATACTACGTGTTCATTTAGTTGCTATACATCAACCCTCCCATTCCATTTTCTATGCGTAAAATATTGAGATTTACTCCATAAATGTCAGCATCGAAACCAGCACCACCCTCCGTTAAAAGGCGAGCACTATCAAGACGACTGAAATTTAGACTGCCAGTCGGCTGAAGCTTACCGGTTTCTAGGCAGAAAGGGTAGATGAAAAGTTTCTTAGAATTACCGTCGGCGGCTACGGTTGTGGTAGATGTATACGTTAAACCGTCAATCGCAGACTGAACATCGGCGAGAGCGCTGATAACGGGAGCCGCGGAAGAAGTCGTCGTCGTAGTGACAACCTGTAAAGGCTTGGAAGAAGGGGTATGGTAATACTCGCTGATCGCCGTGTAATGGGGATCGGTATATTTGAAATCTGTAACATCAGTACCGTTGATCTGAAGCTTAACCTTCGAATTATCATTTGCAATACTGAGTAAAGCTGGGTGATAAGAAGCTAAATACTTCACTGGGTGATTCATATTAATTTCCTGTACAGTTGAACTAGATGCGATAGATTTCTGAGTCTGTGTAATGAGCATGTTTTGGGGAGTGTTCGCGAGAGCGGCACGCTCATCAGTATCGAGGTAGATAAAATTGGCGTAGCATTCCCATGAACCGGTAAGATCTGCTCCCCAAGTAATCCTAAGCTCAACATCGTGGAATTGAAGAGATACGAGTGGTAAAGCCGATTGCACACTCTCGCAGAACGAAAATCTAAGGGGGTAAAATCGACTCTTAGCGGCCTCACCGTGACCACTCTTGGACTTAGACGTGTTTTGCGCGAAAACGGTTGGTGCAATGTACTGAGAGAAATGACTCTCTTGAGTGTCAATAACTTGACCCCCGACTAACCATTCTACCTTGGTGATACGGTTAACCCATTCGGCGGGAGAATAAGAAGAAGTTCCACTGCGGGGAGACAGATAGACATACCCGAGAAGGTCTCCCTTGCGCTCGAAACGGACGGTCGACATACCGTTCGCGACGGGGTTACCCTGGATAACCTGCTTCTCGACGGTCTGAG